TCAGCGATACAAGATGCTAGGCAATGGTTTTAATATCCCTACCATTAAACATATAATTAAAAACCTACCATTGCATGATGGCATGGTTGTGCTATCATGCTTTGATGGATATAGTGGATTCCAACAAGCATTGCACGAAACAATACAAGAACAACCAAAAGAATATACATTAGATAATCCTATATGGGATGAAAGGTGGACAAAATGATAGCTGAATCATTAATATGTTTAGCACTTAATGTGTATCACGAATCCAAAAACCAAAGTTTCATAGGTCAAGTGGCAGTTGCACAAGTAGTTATGAATAGGGTAAAAGATTCAAGATATCCAAACAACGTATGTGATGTCGTTAAACAGGGATTAACATACAAATGGAAACCTACACTACCTATCAAGAACAAGTGTCAATTCAGTTGGTATTGTGATGGTAAGAGTGATAAACCAAAAGAACATAAGGCATGGGAAAATGCTATGCACGTAGCAAATGGTGTATACAATGGACACCTAGATGATTTTGTTGAGGGTGCAACACATTACCATGCCTACTATGTCAACCCAAGTTGGGCAGAAACAAAGACTTATATAACTAGAATAGATGACCACATATTTTATAGGTGGGATATAGAAAGGAGAACAAAATGAAAATCTATAAGTTAGTAAATGTACTAGGTGCAATAAGCGATACAGGAAAATTAGCTAGTGATATGTACGAGCTAGGTAAAAAAAGATACTATTCAAAAGCACATCAACAAGAGATACCTGTATCAGAAATGGACTTTCAATATTTGGTTAGGGCATTTTTAAAATTATCTAGCCAAGAAAATACAAAGCCAAGAGATTATACCCTCGAAGAGTTAAGAAAAGAAAAAGATGATGCAGTTAATGAGGGTGTACATCTTGCTAATGTGGTTGAAAGCCTTAAAGAGGATATAGAGGTTTATAAAACACAACTAGCCAATAATGATACACAAGAGTATCACAATCTGCATGGCAAGATAGATAAACTTGATGATATCATTGAAGAGAAAGATGGCATAATAAAAAAGTTATCTGAAGAGAATGAGCATTATAAAAAAGCATACCATGATGCCATGCAATTTGGGGGTGCTAGATATGTATTCTCTGAGATACCTAACAACGATTATGGTAAAAAGTTAACTAGAGGTATGAAAGTATTTCTTAATAACGATTCCTATACCATGCGAGTGCGAGGGCAACATATCAAGCCTGAGTTAAAAGGCACAGGTGCTACCTCTTGGGGGCAAAGCATAGAGCAATCTACACATCTAAGAGTTTACATAGATAAGAGGTAGACATGAGTATGCAATTTGATAAAGCGAAAGACTTGATAACAGATTTAGGTTGGGAAATATCCAACCTGTCTGTTGAGGGTAAAAAAACATTAAGAGAGTTGTATAAGATATTTGGCATAGGAGATTTTGATTATACAAAAAATGAATATAGAATTATGAGGAAAAAAGACAATGCCTAATAAAAAATATCACGATTGGGTTTACATGGCTGATGACCAAATGAACAAAGTGTTGAAAACAGTAGTTATACTACTATATATTTATGGTTTTTATACTTTTGTTATAGAACTAGTGGAGAAATACACATGAATAAATATACAGTAGTTTACGTGGCTAATGGTAGGTACGATACAGTTCTTGATGACCCTATAACTAGGGTTGAATATATTCAAGGAGAAACCCTAGAGAAAGCCATAAATGAACACATTAAATACATGAAAAGGTGGGCAATACATGGAATTAGAGGAGAGGTTGCCTATTTTGATGGTCATATAAAACAACTTGATATAGGACATGGCATAGGACATGGTATGGGTTTTACACATACTGATGTTGTTATAACAGGTATAAATAATAGCAAAATTAAATTTAATAAAAATGGAGAGGTGTCCTATGAGTAAAATAGTACATGATACATGGCAACTGATTATGAATCATCATCGTAACCCATTGAAACATATACCTGATTTAAATACTAGACACATGGTTATGCAAGTGTTAGCATGGATGTGGTGCATAGTTTTTTCTATGTACTTTGGTAGTATGTGGGTGTTTGGCATAACTGCTATTGCCCATGTGTTTATATTGTGTGCTATTGTTTTAACTGTAGCTACGTTTGAAACTGCAAAGAGAAAGCCTACATTCTTTTTGAAGAAAGGCTATCACACACCAAGTAGAAGTAGATACATGTATTACAATGGTAAAAGAATCAAGTATGACGATAACGACAAAGGTGGAGAACACGAATAGAAAGGAGAAAAAAAATGTGGCATAGGATAACAGACTTTTTCAATATAGATTATCATAAAAAATTTGGAGAGGGTACAAAGTTTGACCTTGACTATGGTAAGCTACTGATAATAGCATTATGCATATACATAGCTATCAAGGTGTAGTTATGTATCCAAACAACAACGATGCAATAGTTATACTAATAATAAGTGCAATCGTAGTATTATTCTTTTCATGTTACATAGGAGTTTAACATGGCAAAATTAACAGTTGAACAACTAGTGCAGCATTACTATAAATCTAGTGATTACAGTATGTTAGCCTATAAAACTAAAGTAGATTATTCAAATTGTTTAGACATAATGTTGAACACAAAATTGAACAAACATTCTATTTGTACAACTAAAGTAGATAAACTAACAGGTGCTATAGCTAGGCAGTCATATGAACTGTGGCTAAAACGTGGCATTTCTATGGCAAACCACATTGTGTCATCATCTAGAAAAGTATATTCTTTTGGCATGGAGATGGGTTATGTTGAATATAATCCATTCTCTACGTTTAAATGTAAAACTAACAAGCCTAGAAAGGTAATTTGGACAAGAGAACAGATAAAAAAACTACTTGACTTTTGTTATAGTGATTTTAGGTACAGGAGCATAGGTTTAATTGTACAAATGTCCTATGAATGGTGTCAAAGAGTAGGAGATATGAGGTTACTCAAGTTTGAAAGCATTGATTTTAACAATGGTGTGCTAAATCTTGAGCAATCTAAACGAGGTGCAAGTGTCAGTCTTCCAATTAGTGAAGATTTATTTGAAATGTTGCAAGAACAAAAAAGAGATTATGATTTTCAAGAATATGTTGCACCTGTACCAAAGGCGATTAGAAGCTCATACAACCCCTATACTATTCACAGGCTATCCATAGTGGCTAGACAGGCAATAAAGCTCTGTGGACTGCCTAATGAGCTACGAATCGCTGATTTAAGACGAACAGGTACTACTGAGATGGTTGAAGCAGGAGTTTCAATGGGTCAAATTATGTCAGTTACAGGTCATGCAAACCCACAGTCAGTAAAGCCTTACATGAAAAATACACTTGACTCTGCAAAAAATGCATTGACAACTCGAAAAAACTATGGTATAAGCATATTAAGTGCCACAGGGAAGTGATACATATATGAGTATATATACATATATAAATGATTTACATTTAAGTGTAGGAGAAAGTAAAAGATTAAACTGCCCACAATGTAATGGCTATAAAACTTTTAGTGTTACAAATAATATGGGCAATCTTTTGTGGAACTGTTACAAAGCATCCTGTAGATTGTCAGGGTCAAAAAGAATACACTTATCTGTAGATGATATTAAATCATCATTAGAATTAGTTAAACAACTAGATGATAAATTTACTATGCCTGAGTTTGTGGTGCATCATGGTTATAGACGAGAGGTCATGGATTTTTGTGAGCTTTGGGAACTAGACTGTGATAAATTGAATCTACACTACGATATAAAAGATAAGAGGGTGGTGTTTCCTATCAAGGAGAATGGTGTGATTGTTGATGCCATAGGCAAAGCAGTTACACACAGACTTCCTAAGTGGAAAAGATATGGAAAAAATAACTTGCCTTTTCATTTTGGTTGTGGTAGTGTGGCAATCGTAGTTGAGGATTGCATTAGTGCTACTGTTGTAGGTAGTGATGTTTTTGTAGGGGTAGCTGTGTTGGGAACATCATTAAGCGAATCACACAGGCAGTATCTATCGCAATTCTCGACTGTGATTATAGCACTAGACCCTGATGCAATGCCCAAAACACTAGCCTTTGCAAAAGAATTAAGAGGTCATGTGCCTGACGTAAAAGTTTTAAGATTAAAAGATGATTTAAAATATAGGAATGAGGAAGATTTAAATAACTTATATACCCTAACCCCAAAGGAGAACCAACATGGAACTATCGTTAATTAGAAGTTTAATGGACAAAACATTCTATGATGAACATAGAGGTGCTAAGTGTCCTGACAGATTGTTTAGTAAAGATGTAAGAAAAATAAAACAATCTATTGACAAAGCAATGCTAACATATGAGAGAACAGTAACACCTGACGAGATTGAAGCCTTGTTTATATCAAGCAATCCATCAATGACTACTGCACAGAAACAAGCCTACTTAGATTTATTTAGTAGAGTTAAAAAGGAGAAGCCACTTGGACAAGACGTTGCACAAGAAGTATTGTCTAAACTATTTCAACAAGTTGTTGGCGAAGACATTGCTAATATTGGCTTTGATTATGTTAATGGTAATCAATCCTCTCTTGAACCCATTAGAAATATTCTTGAACTATATGGAGATGATTTTACACCTAACCTTAACATAGAATGGGATGATATGAGTTTGGAAACTTTGATAGCAAAAAATAGTTTAGAAGCCAAGTGGACATTTAATATACCTGCATTGACTAGAAAAGTAGAGGGAGTTTCTGCAGGACATTTGATTGAGGTAGGTGCTAGACCAAATACAGGCAAGACATCTTTCCATGCATCATTAGTTGCTAGTACAGGTGGCTTTGCCCATCAAGGTGCTAAGTGTGTTGTGTTATGTAACGAAGAATCAGCACATAGAGTTGGTGCTAGGTATCTTACATCAGCAACAGGGATGACAATGCATGACATAAAAAAGAATCCTGATAAAGCAAGAGATAAATATGAAGCAGTTAAGAAAAATATATTTATTAAAGATGCATCTAATCGTGACATGGCATGGGTTGAGAGTGTGTGTAAATCTTACAAGCCTGACATAGTGGTGTTAGACATGGGAGATAAGTTTGCTAGGACAGGTGGCTTTGCTAGACCTGATGAAGCTCTAAAAGCTAATGCTATCCATGCTAGACAGATAGCTAAGATGCATGAGTGTGCAATCTTTTATATGTCACAACTGTCAGCAGAAGCAGAGGGCAAGATATATTTGAATCAGGCTATGATGGAAGGCAGTAGAACAGGTAAGGCAGCCGAAGCAGATTTGATGCTTTTGATAGCTAAAGATACAGTCAAGAATCCTGACGAAACAGAGGAAGGTCCTAGAAGACATTTGAATGTTGTAAAGAACAAGTTATCAGGTTGGCATGGTGTTGAGCATTGTGATTTAGATTATTTAACTGCGAGGTATGTGTGAAACTAACACTTGATGTAGAAAATACAGTAACCAAAAGAGATGGCAAGATGCATCTTGACCCATTTGAAGCTGACAATAAGTTAGTCATGGTGGGTTGTCTTGAAGACAATGGAACAAGACATTTGTTTAACATGGATGGCGAGGAGAATAACTTTGATGCCATACAAGCCTTGCTAGACAGGGCAACTATACTTATAGGACACAACTTTGTTTATGACCTGATGTGGTTGTGGGAGTCAGGATTTAAGTATGATGGTGCAATATTTTGTACAATGTTGACAGAGTATGTGTTGCAAAGAGGTGTCAAAGAACCTTTACATTTAAAAGATTGTGCAAACAGATATGACTTGCCTACAAAAAAGCAAGACACATTGAAAGATTATTTTGCAAAAGGATATGCAACTGATGAAATACCAAGAGATGAATTAACAGAATACTTGATAGCAGATTTGGAAGCAACACAACAACTCAGTCAAAGACAATACATGAGATTAAATAGTTTGGAAGATGCAGGTTTGATGGAAACTGTTATACTGACAAACAAAGTTGCAGTAGCATTGGCTAAGATATATAAGAGAGGCTTCAAGGTTGATGTTGATACATTACAAAAAGTTAAGATTGAATTTGAGAACGAAAAGATTGCTATTGAGAATAGGTTGAAAGAACAAGTTATACAACTAATGGGAGATACACCTATTAATTTAAGTAGTCCTGAACAAATGTCTTGGGTTATATATAGTAGAAAGCCAAAAGATAAAGCTATGTGGGCAAATTCTTTTACACCATATATGCCTGACAAAGACTTTAAGAAAACAGTTAAAGATAATTCAGACATAGTATACAAGACAAAGGCAGAAAGATGCCAAACTTGTCTTGGTACAGGTAAAATAAGAAAGGTTAGAAAGAATGGTATACCCTATGCTAATACTAATAATTGTACTGATTGCAACTCTAATGGATATCACTTCCAACATACCTCTGCCATAGCAGGATTAAAGTTTACACCACCTAATGCAAAATGGGTAAGTGCAAATGGGTTTACTGTTAATAAAACTAATTTAGTTATACTACAGAACATAGCTAAGAGTAAAAATCTTACAAATGCACAAAACTTTTTAGAAGATTTACAAAGACTATCAGCATTAGAGACATATTTATCTTCTTTTGTTGAGGGAATAACAACACACCTAAAATCTGATGGTAAACTACACGTCAGGTTGCTACAACACAGAACTGCAACAGGCAGATTTAGTGGTGCTGACCCTAATATGCAGAATATGCCTAGAGGTGGCACATTTCCTGTTAAGAAAGTGTTTGTATCTCGTTGGGATGGTGGACAAATATTAGAAGCTGACTTTGCTCAGTTAGAGTTTAGAGTATCAGCATTCTTATCACAAGATAAAACTGCAATGAGGGAGATTGAAGATGGATTTGATGTGCATAGTTATACTGCTAGTGTTATTAGTGATGCAGGGGAGAAAATATCTCGCCAAGAAGCGAAAGCACACACGTTTGCACCCTTGTACGGAGCAACAGGATTTGGGAGAACGACTGCTCAAGCTACATATTATAAACAGTTCAATGAAAAGTACAAAGGAATCGCATTATGGCATTCCAAATTGGCTAAAGAGGCTATAGCCACAGGTAAAATAGCAACACCATCAGGCAGAGAGTTTTCATTTCCTGATGTTAGAAAAAATGCATATGGTAAGGTATCCCATTTTACACAGATAAAAAATTATCCTGTGCAAAGTTTTGCTACTGCTGACATTGTGCCTTTAATATTGCTAGAGATAGATAAGCAGTTATATAACTTAGAGTCTTGTATCGTTAATACTGTGCATGATTCAATAGTTATTGATGTTCATCCAAATGAAACAGACAGAGTGCTATTTATTATTAAGAGCATAAATGAGATTATAACAGATTTAGTCAGTCAACACTTTAAGATTGATTTTAATGTGCCCTTGTTATTAGAAGCTAAAATAGGTAATAATTGGCTTGACACAAAAGACGTTTTGTGATATAACAATACAACTTTAGAGGAGAAAAAACTATATGGTAAACGAAATAACAACTATAGATACCAATAACTATGCAGTGATGGC